AGCACTCTTTTTAGCGGCTTTTTCTGCTTCTAGGTCTGACTTATCACGCCTAGCCCATTCAAGTGACCATTCCGAATCTTTACTATCGCTGCCCCACTTATGGCCACCAGCGATGCAAATAGCAGCGATTACCAGCACTGCGATCAGTATTGCCGTTACCTTATTCATGATGTGAGTATCCCGACCACAAAAAACCACCACCATTGCGGAATGCCATAAAATACCAACACAGCAGCGGCGATAAAGCAGATAGCACTCATTTGAAATCACCTGTCAGGCAGAGAGACTTTTCTTTTTCACGACGAGTAACCAGTCCGGGGAGTTGTTTTCCACCACCGTAAGTCCATCGGGGGAATTGATAGCAGGCTTCGGTGAATTTGCTATCGCGCAACATTCGATACATCGTAGATTTCTGCATCTGCGCACAACCAGCGTTAAATGTGATCGACGTAACAGCATCAAACTGGCCTTGATTCAGCTCCTTTCCATTGCCAAATTTGTTTACGCAACGTTCAGCATCAAGAATATTCTTTTCCCAATCAGCGGCTATTTGAGCGTCAGTCTTAATCACCCCAGCCTTGACGCCGTGAGTATTGCCAATGCCATCGGTCAACACTCCAGCCGGACATACGTATGGGTCACGGCGGCATGATTCAGCATTACCAATAAGCTCTAATCCTTTCTCGCTTGTTCTCACCGTTCCGTTAGATACGACGATAGCAATAATGGCTGACACTGCGCAGGCGGTACCGATGGCAACACGCTTTAATGTCGTCATCACTCACTCTCCATTTGCTGCAAAACTTCATTTACCACTTGAATTGCAGCCGGATGGCTATCAATAGGTTTGCCGTGCAAATAGTCTTTTAATATCTGCGTACGCTCTTGCTGCTCTTTAATTTGAGCCGCCTTTTCTCTTCGATTGGCGTAATACGTTTTGATGGTGAACCACGCACTAACCAAAGCGCCGATAATAAAAATGTATTCCTGCAAACTGAGAGCGGAAAACAAAGCAAGTGAAGCTGTCCACCAATAAGGCACTTGACCAGTATCGTTCATCTTCATATCTCCCCCTCCCGTTCTGCGGGTTGGGCGCGTAGTTAAGGAATTTAGCCCACCAGTGCAACCACTCATGCGGAGTAATGTGTGTGGAGTTGATTGGGTGACTGATGGGCTAGCTTGGGAGAAGTCACTCAATTAGGTGACTTTTGATAATTTAAAATGCTAAGCAGGGTAATAACTAAAGCTATTTCCGTGGTTTGGGGCCAATGCTAACCTTCGATTTTAATCCTTTACGTTTATTTTTAACGTCAGGAAATAAATCGACAATAATGTCAGTGCATCTGGTTAAGATCTCCGTACATAAACTCAAAAACAAGCACATGTAATGAAAATCCGTTTCATTTAAACAACCTGTTCCTCTACCATTAGGCTCCATGCGATAAAATGACATGGGTAAAATATGTGTATAGTGAGATAGAAGATCAAAAAGCCTCTTGAAGTCTTTCGGTGATACTCCCATATCAATAAGTAAGACATCTCTCGGCTGTATTGTTAGCGCCTTACCTGCTAAACATCGTTTTATTGTGCTTGAATCTAATGATTGAAAATAACTATTACCATTAAGTCTCGCTGTAATTTCATCCCTTTGTTCAGCGTAATATGACAAACCACTTTTAAATTCATCAGATGTTGTAATTTCCATTCTTTTGATGCAATCATTTAAATGCATTACGTTTAGCTTTGCTGACCACTCATCTTGAGAAACAGGAGTTTTTGATAAATAATAAAAAAGGATTTCACCTTCCATTAATGCACGAGTATGAGGAGCTATCGCTGTAATATCCCAATATTCATATTCTCGTTTTGACCATCTTGATATAGGGGTCGCAGCAATCAATGCTTTAGCATGACTACATAAACGCGTAAAAATATAAGTAGACCACCCTTTATAAGCAATAGCCTCTCTTATTCCAATAGCATTACTAACAGCGCAGGCCTCACAAGTCGCTATATCCATATTTCTTATAGCTAAATGGTATAGTTCCCAGTCTTCTTTTGAAATTTCATTATTATTCTCACTCATACTCATTTGATCTCACCTTTTGAGAAACCAATGCGTACTTTATAACAATGGAGATAAAAGTCCCATTAAATTATGACAACTAAAATTTCTTGATATATTAATCAAACCCCGCACGAAGCGAGGTTTATATAACTGGATAAGCGCTACTGCACAACCAACTCTTATCACAATAGTGGGTAAAATTCGTAACGAATAGCTTTTTATGAGTTTTTTGTATTAGTTCATACTTACACTTACACCTACTGTACTCTGGCTTCAGTCAGACCGGAAAATCAGCAAGGTGCCATAAGCGCACCTTGCTACGATTTCACGCAGAGAGGGGCTTTATATTTTTTCCTGATTGACGCGGGATGAAAGTTCCTGATGACTTTCCTTTCTTTCGCTGTAGCGATCTGCAAGATAAACGGTTTGCCCCTTAAACAGCAGCGTAATTTTAAACAGCTCCTCGGCGACATCGACAATACGGTCATACCAGAACGAGGGTTTCATTCGCCCGTTTTCATCGAACTCCTGCCAGGCTTTAGCCACTGAGGACTGGTTGGGGATAGTGAACATCCTCATCCAGCGCCCCAGAATTCGCATCTGGTTCACGGCATTAAAGGACTGCGAGCCACCGCAGACCTGCATCACTGCAAGGGTTTTACCCTGGGAGGGACGAACGGCGCCTTCGCTTAAAGGGATCCAGTCGATCTGTGCCTTCATCACCGCACTCATTGCCCCATGGCGCTCTGGGGAACTCCACACCATCCCGTCACACCATCTGACCAGTTCGCGCAACTCGATGACTTTAGAGTGCGTATCAGGAGCATCATCTGGCAGGGGTAGACCTGAAGGATTAAACAGTTTGACCTCCGCCCCCATAGCAGCCAGAAGGCGGCCTGCTTCCTCCGCTGCAAAGCGGCTATAAGAACGCTCTCTGACCGAGCCATACAGAATCAGGATCCGTGGCGGCTCCTGCATCTGTAGCCGTCTAGCGATTTGCTTATCAAAGTAATTAGCGTTCAGGGCAGGAAATTGCTCCATTTTTTCTTCTCCGGGATGTTTTGGTGATTTCAAACTTAACACATATGATTTATCATATGTATATAGTAAAAGCTACGGAGTAAAAAAATGCTACAGCCTGTTCAGCTTTTTAAGATCCTGTCGGATGAAACCCGCCTCGCGATTGTCATGCTTTTACGGGAGTCCGGCGAACTGTGCGTTTGTGATATCTGCGCAGTGACCACTGAGTCACAACCTAAAATTTCGCGTCACATGGCTATTTTGCGTGAAGCAGAGCTAGTACTTGATCGCCGTGAAGGTAAATGGATCCACTATCGTCTATCACCCCACATGCCAGCGTGGGCGGCTGAGACGATCACAACGTCTTGGCAGTGTCTGCGGGAGGAAGTGCGTGAATGGGTGGTAAAATCGACCAGCAGCTCTTGCTGAAAGAACAATTAAATACATATAACCATATGTAACGGAGTCTGAAATGCTTTTGGCAGGGAGTATCTTTTTACTGACACTGATACTGGTCATCTGGCAACCCAAGGGTCTCAACATCGGTTGGAGCGCGAGTATCGGCGCCATGCTGGCTCTAGGTACGGGGGTCATCCACTTCGATGATATTCCCGTCGTCTGGAATATCGTCTGGAACGCGACAGCGGCATTTATTGCAGTGATCATTATAAGCCTACTGCTTGATGAGTCAGGTTTCTTTGAATGGGCTGCTCTACATGTTTCCCGCTGGGGAAGAGGACGTGGCCGTCTGCTGTTTACCTGGATAGTGATGCTTGGGGCCGCTGTTGCTGCGTTGTTTGCCAATGACGGTGCTGCGCTTATCCTGACTCCGATCGTGATTGCGATGCTGCTCGCACTAGGGTTCAGCCAGAGCACAACACTGGCCTTTGTCATGGCTGCAGGGTTCATCGCGGATACCGCCAGTCTGCCGCTCATTGTCTCTAACCTTGTGAATATTGTCTCGGCGGATTTCTTTGGTCTGGGTTTTACGGAGTACGCTTCCGTTATGATCCCCGTGGACATTGCAGCGATTGCGACCACACTGGTCATGCTGCATCTCTTCTTTCGCAGGGATATTCCGGCGACGTATGACGTTTCTTTGTTGAAGACGCCTGCCAGTGCAATCAAGGACCCGGCGACATTTAGGGCGGGCTGGATTGTCCTATTATTGTTGCTCGTCGGTTTCTTTGTCCTTGAGCCCTTGGGGATCCCAGTCAGTGCGATAGCAGCTGCTGGAGCAGCTGTGCTGTTTGTGGTGGCGAAAAGAGGTCATGCCATCAACACCGGGAAAGTGTTGCGTAGTGCGCCGTGGCAGATCGTGATTTTCTCTCTGGGCATGTACCTAGTGGTCTACGGTCTGCGCAATGCAGGACTCACGGAGTATCTGTCTGGCGTGCTGAATCTGTTAGCTGATAAGGGGTTATGGGCTGCTACGTTCGGTACCGGTTTTCTGGCAGCGTTTCTATCTTCAGTGATGAACAACATGCCGACAGTGCTAATTGGGGCACTGTCGATTGACGGAAGTGCAGCAACCGGCGTCGTCAAAGAGGCGATGGTTTATGCCAACGTGATTGGCTGCGATTTAGGTCCGAAAATCACCCCGATAGGCAGTCTGGCTACCCTGCTGTGGCTGCATGTGCTGGCACAGAAAAATATAACGATCACATGGGGATATTACTTCCGCACCGGCGTTATTATGACCTTGCCAGTGTTGTTTTTCACTCTGGCCGCGCTGGCGTGGCGGCTATCTGTCACTTTGTAATGAGATACTGATATGAGCAACATTACTATCTATCACAACCCAGCCTGTGGCACATCACGTAACACGCTGGAGATGATCCGTAACAGCGGTAACGAACCGACCATTATTTATTATCTCGATACGCCACCGACCAGCGATGAGCTTATCAAATTGATTTCAGATATGGGGATTTCTGTACGCGCATTGCTGCGTAAGAACGTTGAACCTTATGAGAAGTTGGGTCTTGATGACGACAAATTTTCTGATGTGCAGTTGCTCGATTTTATGCTTCAACATCCGATTCTGATTAATCGACCAGTGGTAGTGACACCGCTTGGGACACGTCTTTGTCGCCCTTCGGAGGCTGTGCTGGATATACTACCTGAAAGTCAGCAAGATTCTTTCACCAAAGAGGATGGTGAAAGAGTCATTGACGAAGCGGGAAATCGGATTAAGTAATCTGTCCACTTCGTATCATTTTCATAATGTTCGGGCGCTTGCCTATTCAATGCAGGCGTCAGCTTTTCGCTCTTAGCCGACGTTCATATTTAGCCACTCCTTACTACAGAACATTGTCAGAAAAGGTTGGGAGCAGTTTTGTACTATCAGATTTATGTGTCCATTCATCCATTTCTAACTTAGCGCCAGCCATAATCAAACATGCATCCACAAAAGTCTCTGCCAGCATGAGCTTTAACCTTATCTTTCCCTCTGAGCATTTATGCTTTCTGGCAATCGCTGACTTTGATATACCCTTTTTATAATGCTGCTCAATCAGATCGTACTCTTTGCTACGCCCTGCCTTTTTTAGTCGGCCTATAGCAGTATCGACTAGCAACCCGTCATTGTCACAGCAAGACAATCGTGCTTTCGAGGTACTTGGCAAAAGTCCTTTAAAGCCAGCGGCAATAGGGGAATAGCCTACGCCACTATCTTCATTAGCGGCCCAGCCGCCCCAGCGTTCCAGAACTAACTGAATGTCTCTCATGCTAAAGCCCCTATACCGATTGAACGATCCATAAAGCGGAATAATAGAACTATCTGGCTACCGTGCTTCTCTTCCCACGCCCGCTGGTTGGCATGTAATTCATCGTGACAATTGCGGCACAAAGGGAATGTGAATAGGTCATGAGCCTTAGTCGCCATGCCACCCTGCCCATATCCGATAATGTGGTGGGGGTCACAACCACCATCACCACAACCGCAGCAAGTTTGTGACTTAACCCATTGCAGGTATCTCCGGTTCTCCCAGCGCCGCAGTTTGGGCCTAAGCATAAAACCTGCTGGTGGCTCAGCATCAACCTTTAAGGCTAATGCTGGCTTTACTGCCACTTCCGCTGGTGGGTTAGCTTTAGCCACTTTCTTGGCTACAACCTCTTTCGGTGCTGGTGACCAAGTAATATCACTTTCCTTTGTTCCGCCAGTTTCGATCACTGCTGGTGGCATATGCAGAGAGGAACGGGCGATAGAATCCGGCAGCAGGTCGTAAACCTCATTAACCACCGCCCACCAACACAGTTCCGGCAACGTCAGTTGGTGGCCCTCAGCAAAGCGGAAATAGCCGCGCACAGTCTCAATTACCCAAGTAATCAGGTTACTGGTTGCCAACTGCTTTAATCGGGGGAGTGTTTGTTCTCTCAGCTTATTATCGTGATGCCAACACAGACGAATCGACCGATGGCCATAGCGTAATGTCGTGAGATTTTGAACGTGGGAATCATCCGGATCATGCCATTGGCACTCTTTCAATTGCTTAACCCATGCTTCAAGGACTCGAAGCCCACCAGCGGCGTTAATAACCCGTTCATGTTCAAAGAATGGCAATAAGCGCGGATCATTGGCTAACAACTGATCGGTCACTGGCAGCAAGCCAGCAGGTAGAGATTTAAACTCTTCTGGTTCAGTGGCCACCAGCAACCGACCCGACATGTAAGGCATCAGGTCCGGCCCCGGCTTTAAAAAGACGAGGCCAAGCTCACGCTGAATAAATGGAGTTAATAGCGCCCTCATTCTCCCCTCCGTATGTTCGCAATGGCAGGAGAGAGATCGATACTATTAATGCACTCATTGCCCCAACTATCCCAGCCCTCAGCCTGCGTTCTGGCAAACAGCTCTATGCGGGGAACATCCCCTAACAGAGAGACAAGCAGATCGCGGAAAATATCAGGTTTGGCACTGTGCTCACCCCGTGGAGCTGTTTGATGCTGACAAATAGCCGCATTCAAGCGTTCAGGCAAACGGCCTTTCACAGCAAACAACACGTCTTCACTATTAGCGCGGGTCATGTGGCCCATCCCGATCGCACTGTTGCCCTTTCTCTTGTTGGTTTTGTGCCAAGTGAAACCCTTCATTGTCATCAGCCTGAATCCCCAAGCCTCAACAACTTTTAATGCCTCCAGTGGTTGAGTCGGTACCCACCACATAGCCAACAAACAGCTATCACCAGCTATCTCCCAAATCGGCAGGCGGCAAATATCAGCAAGGTTCATAGTTTCGTATTTAAAATCAACACCACGTTTGCCGCTTTTAGCTTTATCTCGATATGGCCACGGTGGATCGGCATAAATAACTTGGTAGGTCATGCTGCGTCCTCCCCACTCATGCGCTGGCTGCATTCTTTCCAGATGGAGTTCCAGCGCTGAACCGCAAAACTGGCGTTCATTGAACGAATACCCGCTTTACTGGCTTTGTCGCTTACGCTTTTTTCCAGTTGGCTTGGTTTAACGTTTTGACCGGTACCAGAAATAAAACGTTTGTAAGCCGCATCCCTCTCGGTGTGATCTGCAGCCTGAAGCTGTTGCGATGGAGATTTCCTACCCTCACTGTGCCAAGCACTGGCAGCCAGTAAGTTTCCATCGAATTTAGTCGGGCGAAACATGGTTTCAGGATTCAAGAATTTCGCCCACTCAGTACCCAACCAGCGGCTTACCAGATAATCAACAACTAGCAGCAGTGATTGCTTGTCATGACCATCAGTCAAACGAGCACGAATATTCTGAAGATTGGTTTTTATGGTGGTGTACTTGGCCCCCGTGAGCTGATTCAGATGTTTAAGCACCTCGATAGCTTCATCGGTGAATTTAATTTCTTTAGAAAGATTCTCATCTCGGGCTGCCGCCAGCGGCGGTTGCCCAAAAGTGTTTTTACTTGATGGATCAGGTGTTGAATTTACTGACGGATCGCCCCCAGATTCTGGTGGGTCAAAAGTGCCATTCTTGCCAGATTCTGACCCGTCGAATTTTGAGCCATCAGATTTTGACCCGTCAGAATTTGAGGCGTCAGATTCTGACGCATGAGCAGCAGCCTTGAGTTTGGCAACATTCAGCTGATAAACATTGCTGGCGTTCCTGTTACCGGCGCGGCGCTGTTTCCTGCTAAGCCAACCATCTGTTTCCAGCTCTGCCAATGCAGTCCGAACAGTGCTCTCGCCTGCCCCTATCTGGCGGGAAATCGTCGTTACTGACGGCCAGCAAACACCCTCATCATTAGAGAAGTCGGCAAGACGAGCCATGATTGCTACTTTCGATATTTTCATACCTGCAGCCGCACAGCCGTCCCATACATAACTGGATAGCTTTACGCTCATACAACCGCCTTATATTCTTTTCTAAACCGCCTGATGGGTATTGAACAATTATGTTCATAGTCATCACGCCGAAAAATGACCTCACCGGTAGTGCTGTCGTAACCAATAACGTGAACGCGAATACCGCGCTTATCTGTGTAGTACCGATCAAGTAATTGAATGGGGTTTGTTGTGGTTGAACCGGAATTAGTCATACACAACCCCACTTGCGGCGAACTACACCCACAATTCCCAGCGCTCTGCTGTGGTTGCACGTTACCCACCGGCCCTTTATCATTCGTTCATACCGGAACGGACTGACACAAACGCAACGCAGTTGCGGAATAGAACGTTTAGCCGCTACAATGTTCATGCGTTAATTACTCCACACAATGTTTAGTTAATGCACCCGACGCCTCAGTGCCGCACACTGGGGCGTCACCCCATAACATCACCGATATCGCAATAATCTCTGCAATAATTGACTGCGCTATATACCCCTTTGCTTTTAGCCGCTTAGTCTCATCGCGATCTAAAATTCCATCAGCCGTAAACTCATTGTGAGCACGACCAAAATCACCCAAAGCCACCAGCAGATCGTTAAATTTGATAAGCAGCTCATCGTTGTCAATGTCATTAACCTCCGGCAGTTTCACGAAAACACCACCAGCACGTTTGCACATAGCTTCGGTAATATCGGAACGTCCAGAGATTGATTCCATCTCTACCGCCATCCCAAACGGCACCACCTGCCCTGCAAGCTGGCGAACCCGATTACGTAATGCATTCTCGGTACCCGTCAGTGGACAAAGCTGTTTTGCCATCGCGTCATACTTGCCAGCCGTTTGAGTGATCAGCTGATGTATTGCGTCACTGATATCCGGCTGAGTTGGAAAGTCTTTGTTATCCACAATGTTTCTCTCTCTGTGGTGGTTTTATTTGGACTTACTAAGCTCTATTGTTTTTATAGAGAGCGGGATTGAACCTCAGAGCGCCATCTGTTCTTAGCGCGGCTTCTGCTGCTCGGCCTTTAGGAATCAATCGCCCTGGCCGTTTTCTCCATTGATAAATGGCCTCAGGCGATACTCCATAAAATTCAGCAACGAGGTTCGCATCGCCGAAATAGTTCTCTAATTCATCAGTAGTCATAGCACCCTCCATCTAAGTTATATTAGATATTAAAATCAAATTTATCTTTGGTCAATTAAAACTAAGATAACTTAGCTTCATGTTGATTAGGATAAGTTCATGGAATCAGTTGGGCAGCGAATTAAACGGCTAAGAACAGCATCAAAAACAACACAGAAAGCCTTAGGTGTTTACTGTGGTGTGTCTGACGTCTCCGTTGGTTATTGGGAAAAAGACCTCAATGTCCCTAAAGGCGAGTCTCTGATAAAATTAGCTAAATTCTTCAATACATCAGAGGGTTATATTCTATATGGTGTAGATTTTGGCGGTGCAGAGCCAGTAATATCTAATGTCCGAAGAATCCCTATTCTCTCTTGGGTTCAGGCTGGTGCTTTTACGGAGACTGCGGCAGCTGAACTTCTTGAAAACGTTGATGAATGGATGGATACAGGGCTGAGGGTTTCACCTACATCATTTGGCCTACGAGTGAAAGGTGACTCTATGACTAACCCCTACGGGCTACCAAGTATTCCTGAAGGTGCAGTCGTCATCGTAGATCCAGAGGTAGAAGCTGCCAGTGGTAAAATAGTCGTTGCTCGTCTAGCTGGAACTGATGAAGCTACAGTCAAAAAACTATTAATTGATGGCCCGCACAAATTTTTAGTCCCGCTAAACCCACGCTATAGCAATATTCCAATCAATGGCAATTGCACCATCATCGGTGTAGTTCGCGGCGTACAGTACGAACTCTAACTAAAATTCGACTCTTTCCAGAGTCTTACATCTCAAAAACTAAGTTTAATTAGATTTCTAATTGACATTAAATCTAAGTTAAATTAGATTTAATCCATCAATAGCGAACAGGTAGGACGCCCAAGTAGTAGCTGCCGGTGGCATAGAAACACCGGATGATTCGCTAGGTGAACCTAATACTCGATAAGTTGGAGACAGAAAGATGAAGGTAACCGTACAGGATAGTTTTGGTGAGACAGTATGGGTGTATAGCAATAGCCCAAAGGGTGGAATTATGTCGCCAGTCGATACCAATATTGAGAGCGGAATTTCCAAAGAAATCATTTCCGCTCTCAATGAAGCAATTGAATCAGCAAGGGCTATGCCCGAGCTAATTGATAATGTTTATTGAGTATTTGATGTTTGCTCGATGCCCTGCGGGTAAAGCTAGAACAACATTCCAATGCCCAGAATGTGGAACTGAAATATTGGCAGGAAAATGCGTATACCAACCACCGTAATAGGTTGCACGCCCGTTGCGACGATAGGAGTTGTAGTTAGAATCATCCATCAATAGAACGTTTATTTGGTGTGAACACTCAACGGTAACAACATTGCCATCTTCCATATATTCGCGACTATGGATGTGAGTCATATAAAGCCCCTCTTGGTTGTGTGAGAACTCCCAAGATACCACCGCCGCCTGAGGTGGAAAGTAATCAGGCTCACAATCACATGAGTATTTGTTAAGTGTTCATTCGATTGTGGTTTACCAAAGAGCTAGCCTGTGCGATTGCAACAGCCGGAAATAAGCGCCGGAAATCACAACCTTGTTCCATTGCTGTGCTGTGTCTTTAGCGGCTGCGCCTGCCAACACCAGTTATGGCCAGCCGCCCTTTTTACACACAGAGAAGTGCTCCGGACGGGTTTTCCCTTTCAACCTGTACAGTATAAAGCCCCCGGATCGGTGCACTTCTCTGTGTGTGGAGTAACTA